CCATGTTAGCCACTATTGCTGGAGTAATTAGAGGCATTGACATCCTTACATCAAAAGCAAAAGAAGCTGGAGATACAATACGGGCTATTGGTACGGGTCAACTTGGTGCAGGTGGAGATCAAGGCGGTTCAGCCAAGTATGCTGAAGGTGCGGCTGCTAGAGCTGCCAAAGATGCCAAGGACGCTGCCGCTGCTCAATTAAAGGCTACCAAAGCGCAAACTAAGGCAACCCAGGATCAAAACAAACTTAAGAAGTCTCAAGGCATTATGGACATTGACCAAGCTAATATCCTTGCAGCTTTACAAGGCAAGATTACAGAAAATGACAAGATCCGCCTTCAATTGCAACTAGCCTTACTTACAGGAAACGCTAAAGAAGCTGACAGATTATCCAACGCATTACTTCTTTCACAAGCACAGACAACAGGTTTGGCTACCTTTATTGCCAACCTTCCTAAAGCACTTAATCCTTTTGCTGATTACCCTGCTTATATTCTTATGGCATTGGCTGAATTAGATAAGCTGAAGAAAGCACAAGAAGGATTGGGCAAGCAAACCGTCACATCCACTGGGGGAACTTCGGTTGCAGAATTTACAGCATTGGGTATTAGTTCAGGAGTTGCTCAAGGTTTAGTGGCTTCCTCAGCTCGTATGCAAGCACAAGCGGACGCATACTTTAAAGCCAATCCAAACATTAACCCGATGACCGGCGCACCTATTGTTCAAGTCCAAGTTCAAATTGGCGATCAACAGATTACTGACTTTGTTACAACTGCGCAGGTTAATAACTCAGCTTCAGGAATCCAGTCCAAGATCAATAGATTGTCACTCATAGACTAATGGCACTGCCAGCGCAACTTAATGTATCGCTTAACTTCAGTTCGGGCGCAACCTTTGGAAACCCTTTTACCATTGGAGACCCAGTTAACGGTGTACTTGGCATTGGTTTTCTTTCAGATAGTTCAGCCCCAGGATTAGTTATTGACGTAACGGATGTTGCCCGAAGTATTCAAATTAAAAGGGGTCGTAGTATTTTAAGAGATACCTATGAAGCCGGTACTGCAACTGTGAGAATTTATGATCCTACGGGCAGATTTAACCCACAAAATCCGAGTTCTGATCTATATGGACAATTAACACCGTTGCGTAAATTAAGAATTTCAGCCGCTTATGCAGGAAATAGCTACTATCTATTTAGTGGTTATACAACAACCTATGCTTACAGCTATGACCAATCTGAAAACGTATCGTATGTTGATATTACAGCTGTTGATGCTTTTCGTTTATTTAATTTAGCTAGTATTACCACTGTCACAGGTCAAGCTAATGGACAAGATACTGGTACTCGTATCAATAAGATATTAGATACCGTTGATTTTCCTAATAGCATGAGGACGGTTGATACAGGCAATTCCTTGACTCAGGCAGATCCAGGGACAACCCGCACAGCTTTAACTGCAATTGTTAACGCAGAATTCAGCGAACAGGGTTCTTTTTATTGCGATTCCGAAGGACAAGCAGTATTTAAAAATCGCGCCAATACTATTGCTTCAGCCGGTGGCACACCTATTGAGTTTAATCAGACAGGCGATATACCTTACAAAAACCTTAAGTTTGCCTTTGACGATAAATTGATTATTAACCAAGCCACAATTACTGCCATTGGCGGTGTGGCTCAATTTGCTGAGGACGCCGGAAGCGTTGCCACTTATTTCCCACATAGTGTTAATTACAATGATTTGGTCATTCAGTCAGATACAGACGCTAACAACATAGCCCGTATCTATGTCGCCACAAGAAGTGATACAACTATTCGCATTGACGAAATGACAATTGATTTATTAGATACAGCTGTGCCGACTGACACAATTCTAGGCATTGACTATTTTCAAAATGTTGATATATCCAATATCCAGCCCGACGGGTCAACTATCACCAAGAACTTGCAAGTGCAAGGTGTTGCTTGGGATATAACCCCTAACCGCTGGTTGGGTACTTTTACCACACTTGAACCAATCACAGACGGGTTTATCATAGGTAATTCCACTTATGGTGTCCTCGGTGATGATATACTTAGTTACTAAGGAGTAATACAATGGCAGCTGGTCAAGGATTTAAGACTTTTAACACAGGTGATGTGCTGAGTGCGGCAGACACCAATGGTTACCTTATGCAAGGCATTTGGGTGTTTGCGAACGCAACAGCCCGAGACGCAGCGGTTACCTCACCACAAGAAGGTAACGCCTGTTATCTAAAAGACACAGATGTTATACAGGTTTATAGCGGTTCAGCTTGGGCTACACAATCTGCAAGCAACCCAATTTCAGCAAACATAGTTGACGCTAAAGGCGACATTATTGCAGCCACAGCAGCGGATACAGTTTCAAGATTAGCAGTTGGTACAAATGGACAAGTTTTAACCGCTGACTCAACCGCTGCAACAGGTTTGGTATGGGCAACCGCAGGCGGTGGAGATTTTGTTAAGATCACAAGTAACACTTTCTCAGCAGCTTCAACTTTTACAGTCAATGACTGCTTTTCAGCAACTTACGATTATTACAAGATTTTTTTGACTGCTGCTGGCAGTGCTTCATTATCTGTAAACATGCGTTTAAGAGTTGGCGGCGCAGATGCAAGCGGTGCAAACTATAATAATGAAAGAATATATGCGCAAGGAGCATCAATCGGTTCTTATGAAACTTTAAGTCAAACTGGTTTTCAACCTTTGTTTTGTAACACCACAGGTACGGGCAGATCAGTTGCTGAAATTTTAGTATCAAATCCCTTTAAGGCTGAAAATACAAGTATTTTTGCACCAGGTACATTTAATGGAAATCAGATTGATATTGATAGCGGTATCCATACATTAAGCACTTCTTACACAGGTTTCACAATGTACACAAACACAGGAACAGTTACTGGAACATACATAGTCTATGGATTGAAGGCATAACATGAGCAAATATGAGGATTTTGTTTTAACTGGCGAGTTCATTGAGCGTGACTTAACTGTTGCTGAACAAAAACAATTAGACAAAGATCAAGCTGAACTGTTAGCAATTGAAACTGCTAAAGCCGCTGAAGTTATTGCTAAGGCAAAGGCTAAAGCTGAACTACTGACCAAGTTGGGCATCACGGCTGAGGAAGCTGTTTTACTACTTTCCTAATGAAGCCATGGCTGTCCAAATCCGCAGTACAGCTGCGTGAGCAGATAGATGATTCTTACCCAAGTCGTAGCAGGAAGTCTGACGGGTGGGTGGCTGATCTGCGTCATCAACAGGCAGGTAAGTCAGACCATATACCTGACCCGAAGTCCAACGGCGTCGTTAGAGCTATTGACATTGACGCTAGCCTTTCTGACAACAAAGGGGATTCAGCATATTTGGCAGATCAGCTTAGACTCTACGGGAAAAATCATGGACGCATATCTTATGTAATCCACTTAGGTCGTATTGCTAGCCCTGTACTGGGTTGGCGTTGGCGTAAGTACAAAGGTTTTTCACCGCACAATCACCATATACATATCAGTTTTACCAAGGCTTCCGATAATGACAGTACCTTTTTTGACATACCACTACTAGGGGGCAAAATATGAAATCAAAACATTGGGCAATGCTTAACAGCTATGGACGATCAGCCTTTGTTTGTCTAGCCACAATCTATGTAACACAACCTGACCTAGCACCTTCAGAGCTATGGAAAGCCTTTGCTGTTGCTTTCATTGCACCTTTACTGCGTGCATTAAATCCGGATGACACACAGTTTGGTATAGGCGCTAAAGAGTAATGACAGCGGTAGAAATTGCCGCTATCTGTGCCGCAATAACAACTGTATTTACTGGCTTTGCAATAGGACTTAGGTTCTTAGTCAAAGGCTGGTTAAATGAACTCAGACCCAATGGGGGTTCAAGTATGAAAGATCAGATCAACCGTCTAGAGCGGCGTGTTGATGACCTATTTGTCATACTATCGAGAGACAATTAAAACATGGCAGCCAAAAAGAAACCAGCACGCAGACGAAAGGCAGTAGCTCGTTTAGAGACTACCGCATTAGATATGCACGCCATTGCGCTTAATGAGTATTACAGAGCATTACGCAGGGCTGGTTTTACCGTTGAACTTGCATTAGGTCTAATGGATAACAAGAACAGTATGCCTGAGTGGTTAATACCCACAACAGCTGATACTGACATTACACCTTTTCAAGACGACGACGAGGACGAGGACTAACTAATTAAGCGAATTGCCTTTATCAGCGATCTGCAAGCCCCGTACATAAATGAATTAGCAGTAAAATCCGTAGGGCGTTTTCTAGCCAAATGGAATCCACACCAAACAATCTGTGTGGGTGATGAGATAGACATGCCTCAGTTGGGCAGCTTCAATGCCAATACCGTTGACGAAATGGTTGGCAACTTAGATGAGGACAGAGTATTTACCCAAGAGGTATTAACTTACTTGGGAGTAACCGACATAGTGGGTAGCAATCATGGAATCAGACTTTACAGATCAATCAAGAAAAGACTCCCAAGTTTTCTTAACTTACCCGAACTCAAGTATGAGCGTTTTATGGGATATGACAAGCTCAACATCAAGTTTCACCCATACGGATTTGACTGGGCAAAAGGTTGGCATGTCACTCATGGCGACGCTTTCCCTATGTCTAACAATGCTGGGCAGACAGCCTTAAACGGCGCACGCCGCATAGGTAAAAATGTTGTCTGTGGTCACACTCACAGGCTAGGTCACATGTCCTACTCAGAAGCCCACAATGGGCGTTTAGGGCGTGTATTACAGGGTGTAGAGGTAGGCAACCTAGTTGACTTATCTAGTAGCGGTATGAGCTATACCAGGGGTTATGCCAATTGGCAGTCCGGATTTGCTGTTGCTTATGTTGACGCTAATCGTGTGACGGTAGTCACAATCCCAATTAACCATGACGGTAGTTTTATTTTTGAGGGTAAGGTCTATGGGAAAAGAGCCTAGCCGTACCATTGATGACCATATTGATGACTTTGATTCAATAGGCATTTTGTAACGAAATAGTTATGAAACACGCCATGCAAGGCATTGTAAATGTCTGTGGTATTTGCAATCCTTCTCTTATCCAAGTAACGGCTTGGTGTAACGAAAGGAATATATGAAACTCACAGCTATTGATTTTGAAAGACTGTGTGAAATGTCTGCCCCTTGGTTAGATATATTAAATGAAGATCCTCTACGTTTTGATGGTCTATTCAAAGAGGGTTACGAGCCAAAAGAAAAAGAGCATGTTGTCTTTTGGTTTGCTGATTATGCAAGCTGCTTACTAGCCACTCAATTCCTGGATGACGTCAAAGAAGACTATGTTGTTGCCCATGATGAAGCTGTATTGCAATGGACAATTGTTTCTACTTACCAGGCAAGCTGGGTGAACGCATGAGTACCTTTACAGCTCTAAGCGTTTTATTCTATACAGCCGGTCTTTCATACTGTGCTTATTACTTTGGCTTTGACCGAGGTTTTAACATAGGCAAGCAACGTGGGTGGGTCAACGGTTATGCTTCAGCCAAGGCAGTCAAACGAACTGCTCAAGATGAGGTATTTGATTATGAAAAGAACTGAGGACTTACTCGATGAAGTCAAAGATATTGTCAGAGCTAGAGGCGCTGTGTATGGAAGCAGCGCCACTAACCACAGACGAATCAGCGAATTGTGGTCAGGTTATTTGGACACTTACATTAGTCCTGAGCAAGCCGCTATGTGCATGTTGCTCGTCAAGGTCAGTAGGCTCAGTGAAGGCTACCAAGAAGATTCTGTCAAAGACATTATCGGTTATGCCTGTGTCTTCAATAGAATCATCGGTGAATTAAGGGATGATAATCCTGAGTCGGACAAGGAATCATTGTGATTACTGTCGCTACCGTTATGGCACGACTAGCCTTAAAGGTCAGATTATGGCGATTTTCACGAGCATTAGTTCGAGCAGAAAAGCAACGGCTAAGTATAGGAACTATTGCAAAGCCTGTCGGGACGAGTGCGAGACTTGGACTAATGGCACAACTTGGACGCTTGAACAACAGCAAGCCTACGCACAAGGATTGGATGAAATAGACTATGGCACATTTTAATTTAGATCAGTACATGACAGCTGAGGAAAGAATAGAGCTGTTTGCAAAAGAAAACCCTGACTTTCGCATGAAGTCATTTCATGAACAAACAGACGGGTTTGTCTTTGTTGAGGTTAATCTCTATCGCACTTGGGCAGACCAAGAGCCTTGGGTGACTGGACTAGCTGGTGAATCATTGGCTACTCAGTTTGCTATTGAAAAGGCAGAAACCTCTGCTTATGCAAGAGCTATAACTAACACAGGTGACCCGAAGTATTCAACCATGAAGGACGGTACAAAAGCACCTAGGGCTAATAAAGGTGAAATGGAATCTATTAAACCTATGTATGGCGGCGCAGGGTCAAAGTCTAGAGCTGTTGAAATGGCATTAAGGACTGACATTAAAAACAATCCTTGGTCAGCACCTGAAGCAAAGGCTGAGCCTGCACAATGGTCTGTTGATGAGGTTGCAGCTTCACTAAACGCAACTGTTGTAGATCAGACTTATGAGTGCCAACATGGTGCAATGATTCGTAAAGAGGGTACAAGTCAAGCAGGTAAGCCTTACTACGGATTTGTGTGTGTTGAGAAACGCAAAGCAGACCAATGCGAGCCTAAGTGGGGCAGACTTACAGCTAATGGCAAATGGTCGTTTGGCGAACAGGATAAGTAAATGGGCGATATGGAAATGATCTACCCTGACGGTCTAAAGGTGACATTAACAGATGAAGGTGCAATGGCTGAGATCGTCAGCCTTTCAGACTGTTGTGAACTGTGTAATGACCCACGCATGGTGCATGAAGGCGATCTAGTCAAATGTTACAGCTGTGGAGTTATTAACCATATTGACTTTGGACATAAAAAAGATAATGCCTAACTATGAATACAAATGCAATACATGTGGAATTACAAGAGAAGTGTTTTACAGTTTAGCTGAGGATAGACCTGACCCTATTTGTTGCACTCTTTCAATGAGTAGGGTTTGGGGCAATACACCTGTCATATTTACAGGCAAAGGGTTTTACAAGACTGATAACAGATGAGCCAACACAGGAAACACAGAGGTTATAGAACCCAAAAGGTAGTAGCTGACTATCTGAAGCAATGGTATCCATACGCTGAATCAGCTGGTGCTGGGCGCACAGGCTCAGATGTGATCGGCATACCTTTTGATATTGAGGTCAAGGCTCGCGCTGGATTTGACCCATTATCAGCCATTAAGCAGTTAAAATTGAGAGAGTCAGACAAGCTAGGCATTGTTGTACTACGCATGAACGGTCAAGGCGAGAACGCTGAGGATTATGTAGCACTAATGCCATTAAGAGAATTGATGAAGGTGTTAAATGGTTGAACCTGTCCGCTGCATTAAGTGTGGGGCTTGGAAAATGGAAGGTTTAAGCTGTTCAATATGCGCAAAGATCAATGCCCCGAGTGCTTAGGGTATAACACAACAACTACGCAATACAACAAAGACTATATGCACCTATGCTGTGCATGTGGTCATGAGTGGAGTGAAGGTTATGGGTAACCGTTATATATTATGTAAAGTAAGAGATGTGACACGCCGTCTGACCTGCGGTTATGTAAATGGATTTGACAGGCATGGTACGCTACTAGCCTTCGGCGGGCTATTAAAGCCCGAACGCAAGCCCCGTAGGGGTGAGCTTGCGAGTTCGTGGGCTATAGCATTTGGGTCACTGCTATGTCTAGTGCTACTAGAGACAACTGCCATAGAGGTTGATACAGCACAAGCTATAACTACAAATCCTGTTATTACAGTTACACCTAAACAGTATGCAAAAGCAGCATTGAATGACAATAAACAATACAATTGCATATTAGAGCTATATACAAAAGAATCTAATTGGAGACCTGAAGCACGCAATGGTTCACACTATGGGATACCACAATTGCGTAATGAGATTATGTTAAGTAAGAACCCACTACAACAGACTGCCCTTGGTATTAAATATATATCACATAGGTATGGCACTACACATGCAGGTGTACCTAATGCATGTAAAGCATTACAACATCTAAAGACTAAAGGATGGCATTGAGTAAGAAAGCATTAGGCACAGCCCACTGGAAACGCACCCGCTTGTCTGTACTAGCCAGGGATGGGTGGCAGTGTCAGTATTGTGGCACACACCTGGATAAAAGTAATGCGCAAGTAGATCACGTTGAAAGCCGTGTAAGTGGGGGCAGTGTCTTCGATCAATCAAACCTGCTCGCAGCTTGTAAGCAATGCAATCAACGCAAGGGCGCAAAACCCCTTTTTTTTAGGGGACGTTCTAC